AAACATATTTTAGGATTCTCAGATGAAGAAATTAAACTTGATTTACAACAACAACGTATTGAGAAGGCGGCGGGTGCTGAATTAACAAATACCGCAACGATAATAACTCACACAGGATTGTTTGATACCGTTGATAAATTGTACGGTAGTAAATCAGGAGGAACTGCTAACGCGGGGGCTGCTCCACCACCACCTCCTGGGGGTGATGAAGGAGGAGGAGTCCCACCACCACCACCGCCAGGTCCTGAACCAGGTGGAGGTGCAGGAATAACACCTGAATCTTTTGAGAGAGATAACTTAAAGATATTGTTAGAATCTGACTCATTAACCGATGAAGATTCCTTTATTGATTTATCAAAAGGAAAAAATTCTTTGGGCGAAATGGAAGAGAAATTGAATAAACTTCTAAGAGATTGATATTTATTATAAAAAACAAAGAAATGATTAAGTTTGGTATATTAAAATCTAAGATAGAAAAAGTGTTATTGGAGTCATATTCTAACAACACAATTAAAGACGAATTAAAAAAGTTTAAAACTAATGTTCTTGATAATAAGAACGTTAGTAAACTTTTTTACTTATATGATGAGTTGAATTCTAATAAAGGGTTGAGTGAGTCTGTAGTAAGTGATTACATTAATGAGTGTACTACTATCTATGAAAATACAGTTAATAAAATCAAACCGAATGAATTCCAAAAGATTAAATCGTGGGTTGGTAATGTTAAAACAAAAAACAATTACGAAAATGTCGATAACTTATTTTCAACAGACGTTCTAACAATTGAATCAAGATTACAAAGTAGAAAAGTAATTTCAGAATCATTAAAGAAAAATAAACCACTTGAAAAAGAAGTTGTTAATTTACCGTTAAGTACAATGGTTAATGTTGCTAATAAAACAATTACAACATTTATGGAGGGGTTAAATGAAACTGAGAAAAAAGAATTAATAAATCTTTTATCTGAAGATGAGTCTAAATTAAAAGATAATTTTGATAATATAAAAAATGACGTTATCGTTAAGTTAGAAAACTTAAAAGAACATTCAGATGAGTCTACGTTAATTAGAATTAACGAAACCATCCAAAAAGTAACGTCTGAAAAATACGACAAGTTATCCTACTTCAAATTAAAAGGTCTTAAGGACACTCTTTAATCTTCGTTTGATTTAAAAGTTTTTTGAACGTAGATTGCTTTATTAATTTCGGCTCTTTTTGTGACTGAAGGTTTAACAAAGGTTTTACGGTTATTTAACTCAGTCATTTGTCTTGTCTTAATGACTTTACTTTTGTACATTTTTAGGGCTCTTTCGATATTCCCTTTTTCCACTTTGATTATTAGCATATATTACAAATATCTACCGATTTTGATTTATTTTGACTATTGAAACAAATATACCTATTTTTTTGGAAAATAAACTATAAAAATATGGAAATTAATGAAAAAGGGGAAAACCTCACAAATCCAAGGGTTCAAAACGGCTAAAGTCATCTACGGGACTGTAGATTCAATTAACTTCAGGTCACTCTACTTAAACATTCAAACATGGGTTGAACCATTTAAAGATTCTGAGAATTGGAACAGAGTTGTACTAAATCTCAGTAGACAAATTAAACACCTTGTCCATGACAGTTTAGACAGATTATTATTCGATGACAAATTTATTGTTGATTTAGATTTACGTTCAAGTGGATTAACTGTCGGAAAAAAGTCATTTCTAAATTTAGAAATAAACATTTACCTCAAAGAAACTGAAACGGATTTTAAATCTATCAGATTACGAGATTCACTTAAAAAAATGGCTAAAGACATATTCCAACAAGGATTTGGTGAGAACGAGTATTTCAAATTTTATTTGAGTAAAAAAGGTAAAACTACCGAAATCTATGAATAAACCAACAATCTTTAATATTTATTATTAAAAAATAAAGATGAGTTTACAAGTTTTAAAACCTGGCCAATCGGGTAAGGGAATATTGATAGAATACGATGCGGGATACGTATCACCAACAACGGAGAACAATTCATACATTATGGAATCTAAAACTATGTTAGACCATTCCAAACCGTTTGAGTTTTATGCCGTACTACAAAAATATAATACCCCAAACAGAAATGGTAGAATATACCCTGAACGTATATTAAAAAGAGAAGCGGATAATTATAAAAAAATGATTGAGAAGGGGACTTCATTGTCAGAGTTAAATCACCCTGAATCTTCATTAATTGATTTAGATAGAGTTTCTCATATTATCACAGAAGTTTGGTGGGACGGACCAACATTAATGGGTAAGTTAAAATTACTTACAAGTCCAGGATTCCATGAGAGAGGTATTGTATCAACTAAAGGTGATATGGCGGCAAACTATTTAAGACAAGGTGTAACACTTGGTATCTCATCAAGAGGAGTTGGTTCACTAAAAAAAGTAGGGGAACAAAATGAAGTACAGGATGATTTTGAATTAATTTGTTTCGACTTAGTTTCTTCACCTTCGACACCAGGAGCGTATCTTTTCTTAAATCCTGAAGATAAAAACAACTTTGAGGAGAATCTTGAAGAGGAAAAGAAAATGTCGGTTGAAAGAAATGTTGGAGCGTCGGGAAATAAATCACTTGACTTAATGAAGAAATTATCCGATTATTTAGGATATTAAACAAAAAAACATTATGGACGAAAAGTATTTTATTGCAAAAGTAACAATTGACTCAGTTGATTCTGAATCAGGAAAAGTTAAAAAATTAAGAGAGGAAAAATTAGTTAGAGGATATAGCCCGACAGATGTTGAGGCAAAAGTAACTAAGGTTTTTGAAACGTATTCTCAAGATTGGAGAATTACGGCAATTGTTGAAAGTAAAATTGATGAAGTGATAGAAGATTAAAAAATTTCAATAATTAAATTAAAAGGAGACTCAAAAGGTCTCCTTTTTTTATTTTTCTCATTTTGGGTAATATTTATTAAGGAATAAATAATCCACTGTCAAATTAGTTTTATTTAAACTTTTTTGGTAAATGGTAATATTTATTATAAAAATATAAAACGCAAAATGGCAAAAGAAAAATCATTAGTAGAAGATGCAATCATTCAAATGAAAAATTTGGAGGAAGCGGTTGCCGAAAATGCAAAAGGAATACTTGCTTCAACAATGAAACAAGAAATCAAAGAATTGGTAAAAGAATCTCTATTCGAACAAGAAGATGAAGATGAGATTGACGCAGATGTTGATGCTGACATGGAAGACATGGACGCTGAGGCAGATAACCAAGATATGGACGTTGAAGATGACATGGACATGGACCCTGAAATGATGGGTGATGACATGGAAGAACCAATTGACTTAACTGGCAAATCAGACGAAGAAGTTCTTCGTGTATTTCAGTTGATGGGTCCTGAGGATAATATCGTAGTAACAAAAGATACTAACGGTAACATTAACCTTAAAGACAACGAAGCTAATAAAGAATACATGATTGTTGGTGAAAGCGAAGAGGAAATGGAATTTAATGAAATGTGGGATGAGGAAGAAGAAGAAGACTTCTCATTTGACGATGAAGATGAATCTATTGACGAAATTGTTTCTAAAGTTTTTGGCGAGGACGACTCTGAAGAAATGGACATGGACATGATGGAAGAAGATGAAATGGACATGGAAGACATGATGGAACAAGAAGATGATGAATTAATGGGTGACGCTGATATCGACAGTGAAGAAGAAATCGTTTACGAAATTTCTTTTGACGATGATGAAGCAGAATTAGACGAATGGGGACATTCTGAAAACCAATTCATGAAACATCACTTTAACATGGATGACGAAGAAGACATGGATGACGAAGAAGAAATGGATTTTTCATTTGATGATGAAGAAGATATGGACGAAGAAGACATGGATTTTGAAGCAATGATGGAATCTAAAAAGTCAATCAAACCAAAAGGAGTTGGAATGGGAAAAGGTCCTAACGTAAAAGTTTACCACGAAAAACCAAATCAAGGAACAGGTTTCAAAACAAAAATGAAACAAGGTCCAAAATCGGTTGGAACAGGTAAAGCGAAATTTGAATATAAAGAAGGTGAAAACTCAGGTGACAAACTTGGAAAAAACAAGATGGTCAAAAAAGTTGAAACCAAAGAAGGAGTTAGAACATTAGGTGCAGGAAGTAGAGCAGGAAGAAAAGGTGGTTTACCAAAACCAAGAGCAGGTTCTGCATTTAACACGGCACTTAAAGAAAGTAACTCAAGAGAATTACAAGTTCTTAGAGAAAAGAATGAAGAATACAGAAAAGCGTTAAACATCTTCAGAAATAAATTGAATGAGGTTGCGGTATTCAACTCAAACTTAGCATACGCTACACGTTTGTTTACAGAACACTCAACATCTAAACAAGAAAAAATCAATATATTAAGAAGATTTGACGGTGTAGAAACAATCAAAGAATCTAAAGGACTATACAAAGTCATTAAAGACGAACTTTCAACTACAACAAGTCAACCAATGAATGAGTCATTTGAACGTAAAATCCAAAGCGTTCCTACAACAGGTTCGGCAGTTAACTTAATTGAGTCAAAAACATATGAAAATCCTCAATTCCTTAGAATGAAAGATTTAATGGCTAAAATTAAATAAAAAATAAACTAAAAACAAATAAAAAACCAAAAAATGGGAGCATTATTAGAATCAGGTCTTGTTGGTAACATCGGGTTAAAACACCTTAAAGTTATCAAAGAAGATACTATCAACAAATGGGATAAATTAGGATTCCTTGAAGGTCTTAGAGGCCACCTAAAAGAAAATGTTGCACAGTTGTATGAAAACCAAGCATCATTCTTAATTAACGAAGCGACTGCGGAAGGTTCTTCAGGTTCTTTCGAAACTGTAGTTTTCCCTATCGTTAGACGTGTATTCTCTAAATTATTAGCGAATGACATCGTATCTGTACAAGCTATGAACTTACCTATCGGTAAATTGTTCTACTTTATACCTAAAATTCAAGGTTATAGTGGTGACACTAATGGAGGTACTTTTTCTGGTAATCATCATGCACCAATAGGTAGTCCTGGTAATTATCCTGGTGACCCTAACGCTGGTTATGGTACGGATTCTAATGCTTATCAAAAAAATCTTTATGATTTATTCTATGAAGGTGCTGAACCTGGTTTAAATCCTGCTGGTTTATTTGATTATTCTAAAGGTCGTTGGTCAGCAATTACAGCTAGTGCAACAACTATGACTTGGTCAAATGGTCAAGTTGTTCCTTTAGAAATAACTGAAGAAACTAATGTTAGAAAACTTTTAATCAAAGTGTGTGGTTTCGCATATGATGGTGTAGGTAAACTTATTGCACCTGATGGTTCTGAAGTTGATACTGAAACATTCTTATCTGACCTTAAAGTAATTAGAAATAATGGTGGTATTTCTGCTAGTACTACTCCTTGTGATACTATGGGTATCGGTACTAGTACTTTACCCAACTTATTGTTCAGAGTTGTAACTCAACAATATGGTAAAGGTCTTGTT